TTGCCGCTGTTGGTGAAAAGAAACCCCGTAAATCTAAAACGGTAGCCACAGAGGAAGCCTAATATGTCATACAATCTGCTCCAATTAGTCCAACAGGTCACTGCTGAACTAAATTTAGCCGTTCCTACCTATGTAGCAGGTAATCCTAGTCAAGATGTGCAACAAATCTTGGCTTTGATGAACCGTGCTGGATATGATTTGGTTAAGGAGTACGATTGGCAGGCTTTAGAACTGGAATATCGGTTCTACACCACAGCAATAACCACGACCTGCGATACAACGGATGGCACTCAAATATTAACTGCTATCCCTAGTACTGCAGGGCTGGATAACACCTATTCTATTGTTGGGACAAGTATTCCCCAAGATACCTATGTTGATACCGTTACCAACAGCACTACTTTAACTACAACTCAACAATCTTCTGCTACTTCTGTAGGTGGTTCTGTCACATTTAGCAAGACTATTTATGACCTGCCGACTGATTACGAAACTATTACTGATAATACCCATTGGGACAAGACAAAGCATTGGCAGATGCTTGGCCCAGTAGATGCGCAGCAATGGCAATGGCTTAAATCAGGTTATATTTCAACAGGCCCAAGGGTACGCTGGCGTATTTTAGGCGGTCAATTTCAAATTTGGCCACCATACAACACCCAAGAATATTTAGGTTTTGAATACCGTTCTAGAGGCTTTGTCCGCGATGCCGCAGGCAATGTAAAGAATAGCTTTACTGCTGACACAGACACCACCGTATTAGATGATACTGTTATCGTATTAGCAACAAAACTTAAGTACTTCCAAATTAAGTCTTTTGATACTACGGCTTTGACCCAAGACTATCAGCGTTATTTATCTATTGCTAAAGCTAATGACAAAGGTTCTGCTAATCTGTCCTTTGCTCCGCAACCTAGCGCAGTCCTTATCGGATGGGCTAATATCCCTGATACTGGCTATGGGTCATAATTATGGCTCGCGCACAAGCTAGAACAGCAGCCACTACATCATTGGCAGCCCCTATTGGGGGATGGAATAACCGAGATTCATTAGCAGAAATGCCGCCATTAGATGCGGTAGAAATGATCAATTTTTGGCCTACACCTACTGATGTTCAGTTGCGTAAAGGCTATACCAAAGCTAGTATAGGCATTACTGGTAAAGTTTACACAACCATTAATTACCCTACCAACACTGGTTATAAAATTTTTGCCTTTGCTGGAACACAAATTTATGACGCTTCCAGTTCTACAGCAACCGTAGTATTTACAGGCTTATCAAATGCTAAGTGGCAGTTTGTCAATATGTCTACTGCTGGTGGCGATTTTATTATTGCTTGTAACGGTGTAGACCCAACTCTTATATATGACGGTACAGCTTGGGCTTTTATGGCTACAACCCAAACTGCTCAAACAATCAGCAGCATTACTAGGGGTGGCACAGGCAACTTAACCGCTACGCTAACTACCGCTGCACCGCACAATTTAATTACTGGTAATCGTGTATCTATTTCAGGTGCTACGCCCACTCAATTTAATGGCACTTATGTTATTACTAAAACAGGTGCTAGTACCTTTACTTACACTATGGCAACAGCCCCAAGTGGCAATGCTACCGTTATGGGAACTTACACAATTACGGGCATTACAGGTGTAAATAGCAACACATTTTCTAATGTAAATTTGTTTAAAAACCGTCTTTATTTTTGCCAAAACAACAGTTTAAGCTTTTGGTATCTTGATGTTCAAGCCATTTCAGGTGCTGCTACTAGCTTTGCTTTAGGTGCTATTTTCCGCAATGGTGGCTTTTTACAAGCTATGGGAACATGGACAATTGACGCTGGTTATGGGGTAGATGACTTTGCTGTATATGTTTCTAGCATGGGCGAAGTTGTTGTTTATCAAGGATTTGATCCTAGCGATCCTAATAATTGGGCTATGAAAGGTCTATGGCAATTTGGTCAAACCTTTAGCCGTAGGTGTTTTTTTAAATGGGGCGGTGATCTGCTACTTTTAACGCAAGATGGCCTATTACCTTTAACTGCATCATTACAATCAGATCGCCTAGACCCCCGAATTAATTTAACAGATAAGATTTATTATGCTGTCAGCTTGGCTGCTAGTGCTTATGCTGCAAATTTTGGCTGGCAAATCAATTATTTAGCTGAAGCCAATATGTTAATTTTGTCTATTCCTACCAATAACGGCATGGAACAGTATGTAATGAACACCATTAACAAGTCTTGGGCGCGATTTACTGGCATTGAAGCCTATTGTTTCTTAGTCGCTGGCGATCAAAATATGTATTTTGGTGGTGATGGCTATGTTGGTCGGTTTTTTAACGATTTTTCTGACAATGGCAACAATATTAACGCGACTTGCCAACAGGCTTACAACTATTTTGACAGTCGTGGGCAGCTTAAACGATTTACCCTAGTAAGACCTATCTTTCAAACAGATAACGGCTTACCGACCGTTTTATGCGGTATTAGCACAGACTTTGACACAATTCCTTTGACCAACCAATTAGCTTTTAACCCAGCTACCCTTGTAGTGGGAAGATGGGATACATCTAAATGGGATGACGCGAACTGGGGTGGTGGACTTTTTACAACAAGATACTGGCAAGGCGTGACAGGAACAGGGTTTTCAGCTTCTATTAGTTTAAATGTTGCATCGCAAGGAATAGACTTTCATTGGGCATCGGTCGATTATGTAATGGAACGAGGGGGCGTACTGTAATTGCGAACAGTTACTACTGAAGATCAACAATATATGGGGGATTGGCTGGTTCGAATGATGAACCATCCCCTGCCAACGGAAACAGTATGTATAGGTCAAGAAATTGACGGCAATTTAGTAGCGGTCGTAGGGTATTGCAGTTTTATGCCAAAAGCGTGTCAAATGCACATTGCTGCGGTAGACGAAGTGAACTGGATGAGTAGAGATTTATTGTGGGCGGCTTTCGATTATCCCTTTAATAAACTTGGAGTTAGCGTTATACTAGGACAAATTTGTGGCAGTAATGAAGATGCCCTAAGATTAAACCGACACCTTGGTTTTAAAGTAATAGCCGAAATCCCTGATGCTCACATGGATGGTGATTTAGTGATTATGGCTATGAGGCGTGAAGATTGTCGATTTCTCGACATCAAATGCCCTTTAAGAACAGCAAGAGGAGAATGACATGGGTGGTGGTGGATTTTTAGGACTAGGCGATACCCCAAGTGCGCCAGCCGCGCCTGATTATACGGGTGCAGCACAGGCTACAGCACAAGGCAATTTAGATGCGGCAAGAGCCGCTGCTGCCGCTAACCGTGTAAATCAAGTTACCCCTTACGGAAACCTTGATTACGCTATTACTGGCTCTGATCCTTATGGAAATCCTACTTGGACTGCTACTACATCTTTAAATGATGTTGGAACTAAGCTTTTAAACAACCAAAACCAAGCTAGTTTAGGTTTGGGGCAAACAATTAATGATCAGCTTGGTCAAGTGCAAAGCACTATGTCACAGCGGTTTAATCCCAACCTTCCTCAAGTCGGTATCAATGCAGGTCAAAATTACCAAGATGCTGCAATGCAACGCCTTGCTCCGCAACTTGCACAACAGCGCGAACTGTTAGCAAATCAACTTTCTAATTCGGGTATACCCGTAGGTTCTGAAGCTTATAACAGAGCACAAATGAATCAAGCGCAAAAAGAGAATGATTTGTTAGCAGCTAATACAACCCAAGGATTTAATACTGGTTTGGCTGCAAACCAGCAAGCCTATAACCAAGCATTGACAAACTACAATATGCCACTTAATACTTTAAGTGCATTGCGTACTGGCGCACAAGTTCAAAACCCTTCATTTATCAATGCACCACAACAAGCTACTACCGCTGGTGCTGATTTGTTGGGTGCTACAACTGCCGCAGGTAATTACAATCTTTCTAATTACAATGCACAGCAAGCAGCACAATCTAATTTTAATAGCGGTTTGATGGGTCTTGGTGGTAGCTTAGGTGGTGCAGCAATTATGGGTTCATTTATGTCCGACATTCGCACCAAAGAAAACATTACTCCAGTTGGCGTAGCTGAAAATGGTTTGACTGTGTATAAATATGAATACAAGCCTGAGTTCAAGGATCACGAACTGGCTGGACATGGCGTTCATTATGGTTACATGGCTCAAGAAGTTGAACAAGTATTCCCTTACGCTGTACATACATTAAATGACGGCTATAAAGTCGTAGATTACGGAATGATTCATGCCTAATCCATATATTACCCAAGTTGCACCTTATATGTCACAAGACCAACAAGGTCTTAGCCCTGTATATCAAAATGCTGGGGCGCAACAACAATACTTAAATCAACAACTTGCACAATCTAATCAAATGCCACAGATTCAACAACGCCCTCAAAGTTCTATGGGCATGAA